GCAGTTGCCGGACGTAATCACCGGTTTGCTCAGCGGCGGTCTGACTGACCTGGCCGAAGGCCGTAGTCGCGCTGGCCAGATTGTCGAGTCGGGTCTTTTGGAGTTCAGCGGCTTCGCTGGCCTTCTGGTGGGCGAATTGCAGCTTGGTCAGCGTGCCGGCAGTGGCGGTGCTTTGGTCGGCGGCCTTTTGCCCGGCCGTGGTGACGCCCTCGAGCGCCTGGGCGTGCCCCGTCGCGGCGGCGTCGGCTTGCTTGAAGGCGGGGCCGATGATGTCGGAATACTGAGCGACCGCCGCCACTTGGGCGCGGACTTTTTGATTGGCCTGCTCCATGGTGTCGTTGAACTGGCTGAAATCCAGACTGACCAGCGCGCCCGCCAACGCGCCCAGCGCCGTTCCGGTCATTTGCAGCGCGCCGTGCAGGGTAGTTACTCCTACCGCCGCGCCAATCGCCAGTTCTTTGAAGGCCGTCAGCCCGCCGCTTTCGCCGATCTGGGTGAACACGGCGGTGAGGGCATTTTGCACCCGCGCCAGGGAGGCCGTCAGCGTGGTAGCGCCGTCCTCGCCCACGTTGTAGGTTTTTTTCAGTTCGGCGGCCAACGCGGGCAACACGTCGCTGGATACAATCCCCCCAGTGGTGGCGAGCTTGTCCAGGTCGGCGACAGTCATATTCAGGGCGCGGGCCAGGGCTTGGGTGGCGCCCGGCAAGGCTTCTTCCAACTGCTCGCGCAGTTCTTGGGCCTGCACGACGCCCTTGCCCATCATTTGAGCAATGGCCGTCAGGGCGTTTTGCGCCTCGTCCCCGCTCTTGCCCATGGTCGCCATAGCGCCAACGACGGCTTCAAAAATCTCGCGGGTCGCCTGCCCCTCCAGTTGCGTCCCCTTGGAGGCGGCGGCTAAACCGATATACGCCTTGGCCGCCGCGCCCAACTCTATACCGAGCCGGTTCGCGGTTTCGGTGAGCCACTGGACTTCTTCGGCGCTTTTCTGGCTGGAGCCGGTCAGCGCGGTCAGGGTGTTGCGCAAGGCTTCGGCGTTTTTGTTCGCTTCGACAAACTGCTGAACGACTACGGCGCCGGCTAGTGCCTGAAACGCGCCGCCCAGCTTGCCAATAGCGCCCTCAGCCGCTTGCGCCGATTGGCCAACACGATTGATGCCATCGCCGGCTTCGATCAGCGGCGCTTCCGTTTGCTTGGCTTCCTGGCCCAGGGCGGCCAGTTGATCGCTTAGATCATCAACTGTTTTTGCGCCCTCCACCATCGCCTTGATGCGAAGGGCTAGCTCCAGATTACGATCGGCCATGCGGCTAGACCTCGATCAGCTTGAGGGTTTCCAGGATGTAGCGCGCGCCGCTGGAGGGATTGGCGGGGCCAGAGTCTTTCACGACGGGGAGGGCGCGGACGGTGAGCGGTTCGTCACCCGCCGGCAGGACGGTAAAGGTGCGGGCGTCGTGCAGGGTCAGGGTCATTTCTTCCCCGGCATCGAGCAGCGCCTTGAGGGCGGCGACTTCGGTCCGGGTGAGCCAGGCGAAGTCTTTGCCGCCCTCCAGGGTGATGGGGCGACCGGCTTGCTTTTCGGCCTGCTCGATGATCAGCGCGCCGGTCAGGCTGTACTGGGTCGCCTGCGTGATGGGCGACCAGGTGAATTCATCCGCCCAGCGCAACCCCTGCGGCAGCGTGAGCGCGCCGAGCGTGAGGGCCATGGGTTACGCCGCGAGGTCGGAGAGCTGGAACACCCAGGGCGAGGTGGGCGCTGGGCTGATACCGAGCGCCGGGGTGAGCATCTTGCCGCTGAACTGGCCCTTGATATAGGTGCCGGTCACCGGATCGAACGCCGCCGAGCCGGCCAGGTTGACCTTGTAAACTACGATCCGTCCGCGCTTGCCGCTCACCTTCTCGGTCGCGCTCCCGATCAACATCACGTAGTTGCTGACGGCCTTACCGGCGGCGTAGTTTTCAATACTGCGCGTGGTGGTTTTGTAACTGACCTTGGTCACGGTCGCGCCGGTCGAATCCAGCGCCTTGAACAGCCCGTTCACCGTGTCTACGGTGTAATGATCGCTGGTAATAGTGGCGTCGGCGGCGGTCTTGGCCACAATCTCCGTCCCGGTCCCGTGCGGCGCGATGTACTTGTGCGCCAGCGGTACCCACAGGCCCACGGCGGCGGTGATGGGGTCATCAGTGACCGTTTCGGCGGCCTGCGTCACCTCGGTCAAAGTAGCGCCGAGCAACACCGAGAACAATTGCGGCGGCATGTAATCCGCTTCCGCCGACAACGAGCCGGCTTCCGTGGTCTTGTTGACGCTGGCGAGCAGTTCGCCCGCCGAACCCTCCATGTTGGACAGCAGGTCGTCGGATTCCTGGACTTGGCTCTGGAGTTCCAGCTTGGTCCAGTTCACCGGGTCATAAAACTGCGTCGGGGCGGTATCTCCCGACCAGAAGCCAAACTTGATGGCGCAGTTGAGATAGAGCGATTTGGAGGCAACAGCAACGGCCATGACGGTTTACTCCGGGCGGCGCTTTTTGGGCGGCGCGGGTTCAGATTCGAGAACGAGGGGCGGCGCCGCGATGGCGGCCCGGCGGGCGGCGATCAGCCGTTCCCGCCGCAGCCGCTCGGTTTGCTGGCGCTTCCAGTGCTGGTAGATCGCCGGATTCATGCGGGCTACCAGGTCAGCGTGAGTTCGCGGTAGGTGATGCGTACCTTCAACGGGCTGTCGCCGGTGGCGATTTCTCCGGTACTCAAGTGCAGCACCAGCGGCGCTTCGGCGACTGGGGTGATCGCCGCCGTCGTGGTCGGCTCCACGTACCGAAAGGCATCGGCCTCGGCGGCCAGAAACGGATCGGTTTCGATGGTCGCCAGCAGCGCGCCCGATCCATCGGTGTACCGGATGGTCAGGTCTTCGCCCGCCGCGATGCCGGCGTATTTGGTAGTCGCGAAGTCCAGCCACAATTCCGCCGCGACCAGGATCAACGCTTTGCCTGCCGCCGGGGCGGCGATTAAGGTCTTGGGCGAGGCGTTCAACGCCAGCAGTTCCGCACTGGACACGGTGACCGTGGCCGTTTTCAGCGGCGCGGCATACAACGGCGCGAACAGCCCCGCGCCCCAGGTGGCCGGGGCGGCCCCCAGCAGGGTTTCCAGCCACGTTTCGGCGCGGGCGTCGGTGTGATACTGCAAGTGGTCGTCGCTTTCCAGCGCGCCCAGGTCGGCATGATCAATGCTGGCCGGGTTCGCCACGTCTCCAATTCGGATGCGCATGGCGATCTCCTTACTTGCTCAAAATCTTGACGATCTTGATCCGCTTGGTATCCCACATCTTAGCCCAGTTGCCGGCGGTGGCCAGTTCGGCATTGGTCGGCGAACTGCCGGCCATGCTACTGCTGGTCCAGCGCAGGCCGCGCGGGTGAAAGATGAATTCGCGGCGGGTCACCAAGGTTTCCTGGCCCGCGCCGTTGCCCGCCAGCGGCGAGCGCAAGTACTCGGTGGGCACCTTGGGGCTTCCCTCGCCGTAAGCGACGCTGCCCGGCCCGAACAGATAGGTGGTGTAGTTGCCGTTCGCCACCGGGCAGGAGTCATCGACGATGACCCGGTAGCCCAGGAAGGTCGGGAACCGGATGTCGCCCTCCGCGCCGATGTAGTCGATCAGCAGCGCCTTTTGCAGCGCGGTGTATTTGGCCGAGTGCATGACGATGGCGGACAGGCTATCCGCCGCATCGCCCAGCTTTTGCTTGCCATCCAGAATCACGTCCGCCGAGAGCGCGGTACTGGCCCCGGTCACGTCATGGACATGCGTGCTGGATAGCGCGCTGGCGAAAATGCCGGTCAAGGCGTTGATCAGGATGGTCTGCATGTCGCGCGTCCACCAGCCGGCGATCAGGTTGGCGATGCGCTCCAGCGGATCGTCGCCCGCCCCGATGCTCTTGGTGATGTCCATCGCCGACCAGGCATTGCTGCGAAACAGTTTGACCGCCGTTTCATAGCTCATGGCGATGTTGCTGGGGGTGATCACGGTGTTCGGGTCGTCCGAACCGACCTCAGAATCCCCACTGATGTCGTTCCAGTACGGCAACTTGAACGTCGCGCCTTCGCTCTTGGCGAGCGCGGCAATCGCCGGATCGGCGGCGACGATGCCGGACTGGAACAGCGCCGATTTCGTGGTGCTGAGGGCCTGGACGCGGGCGGCAAATTCCGGCTTGACGACCAGGTTGGTAATCTGAGTAACAGCCATGGCTAGGCTCCGTTAAGCAAGGCCCGCTGCCGCTTTCAGTTGCGCAGCGAGGGCCGGTTTCTCATCAACCAGGCGCAGTTGCTCGGTCAGATTGAACGAGTCTTTCGCCCAGGGATTGGCAACCTCGCCGGCTCGACCGTTGGGGTTGTAGCCGGAGCCTCGCGCCCCGGGGGACTTCAACAAATGGGGCTTGCCGGTCGCCAAGTGCGTCACGCCCTCGGCCAGCGGTAACAGATTGCCCTTGTCATCCTGATACCGCGCCTGGCCTTGCTCCTCATCCCACGTCAGCTTTTGCCGCAGGTAGGACTCCACCAGATCGCGGTCAATGAATTCATACGCGCCCAAGGCCTGATTCAGTTCCGCCGCCAGTACGGTTTGCCGATGCTTGGCGGTCAAATCGGCCAGTGCCTGATCCTTGGCTTTGGCAGCGGCATCCAGCGCCTTAAGGCGGGTTTCCAACTGCTTGAGTGCCTCGGCCTGGCCCTTGGCGGGCGGCAACGACTCCAGTTCTTCCAGCGTCTCGATCCCCAGTTTCTCCATCAGCCGGGCCACATTCGCCTCTGCCGTCTCGGCTTTGGCTTTCAGCCCTTGCCGTCCAAGCTGGCTTTCCTTCCGAGCGGCGTCGCGCTGCTCGATCAGGCTATTCACATACTGCTCCACTTCGGCGAATCGCTCGCCGAGCGGCTCTTTCAGGGATTCCAGATTCATGCGGCTTTGTGCCCTTATTCTATATAGAAATATGCTATTCTCATTAACATAATTTTTGGTTATATTCAAGGCTATGACTACCTTCGACCCCACGCCGTTCCAAGTAATCGCCGATGCTCTGAACAGCAGCGGCGGATTCAGCGACGGCAGCTATCTGGTGCAATACCCGCGCGAATCCGACGACAAGTTCGAGCGCCGGCAGGCCATCGCCTGGTACGCCAATGCGCTGCGGCCTGCCTGTCAACGCTTCGTCGGCTACCTCACCAAGCGCCCGCCGTTTCGTGAAGTCACGCAGCCGGCCTTAACCGCGCTGCTGGACGCCTGCAACTGGCAAAACGACAGCCTGGACGTGTTCTGGTCGCAGTTCATGGTGGACGCCAAGGCTCGAGGAGCGATGTTGTTGCTGGTGGACATGCCGCCCGATGGGCTGGAGACGGATCGTACCTGGCCGATCCTCAGCCCGATTGCGCCGGAACTGATGACGGCCTATGCCGTGAACGCGCAAGGGGCGCTGGCCAGCGTGACGTTTTCTGACACGCTGCGCATCGGCGACGAGGACAAGGCCGTGAGCCGGGTCTACGATGAAACCGGCTGGCGTGTCCTGGAAGGCGATGAGGTGCTGGCGCAAGGGACGCATGATCTGGGCGTCTGCCCGGTGCTGGCGTTCGCGGAGTCCGGGGCGTTCCCCAGCCGGGGCGAATTCGCCACCATCGCCGACCTCAGCAAGCGGCTGTACAACTTGCGCTCAGAGTTGGACGAGATTCTACGGGCGCAGACGTTCAGCTTGCTCACCTACAAGGTGCCCGCCGACCGCTACCCGCTGGACCTGGGCGCGGTGGCGCAAACCATTGGCACGCATAACCTGCTGCAAACCTTCCCGGAAGGCGCGGAGTTCATCGCGCCGCCCGAAGGCCCCGCTCGCGTCTATCTGGACGTGATCGCGCAAGTCGAGGCGTTGATCCGACAAGCGGCGCTGATGGTGGACATCCCCAACAGCAACAGCCAGGAATCCGGCGTGGCGTTGCAACTGCGGTTCCAGGCGCTCAATTCCAGTCTGGTCAGCTTCGCCCGGCGCATGGAAGATTTCGAGCGGCGCATGTGGGACCTGGCCGGGCGCTGGCTGGGGATTGAGGCCCAGGCGGTCGTGTCGTGGGGCAAGGATTACAGCATCGCCGACCTCAAGACCGAACTGGAAGTCGCGCAAAACATGGC